CCAACATGCCCTTGCCATGTGTACTGCCAGTTATGGCAGCTACATTACCTCTAAGAGCACCGATGATGCGCCATGGACTAAGAAAGTTTTCTCTTTTGAGGATGCTGTCCAAGGTGTTCCCGGCGTCCCCAATTGTGAGGGCATTCCCCGCAACACGTCCGCTGGGTACCCTTTCACTCTTGATGTACCCCGTGGCTCAAAGTACAAATACCACTTCTTTGGGAGCGAGGGTGAATATGAGTTTACGTCGCAAGATTGTGCTTTATTGAAGAGGCGAGTTGAGAACATTATCGCTGAGGCCTCGCGGGGTAACCGTTTGAAGCATGTTTACTTGGATTTCTTAAAAGATGAGCGCCGTCCTCTTGAAAAAGTTTCTGCCGGGTCCACCAGGTTAATTTCTGCTTGCCCAGTTGACTTGCTTATAGCTTTGAGGATGTACTTCCTCGATTTCATGAGGTGGTTCATGTCCAATCGTCTTGTGAATGGTTCAGCAGTTGGCATCAACGTTTTCAGTTCTGAATGGGGGGAATTACGGCGACTCTTGCGAGGTTCACAGTTTGAGAGTAATCTCATTGCTGGTGATTTCCAGGCCTATGATGCTTGCCAGACCCGGCAGATTCAAGTCTGCTTTTTGCGATTTGTCAACAGCTGGTATAACGATGGGAACGATCTCATTCGTTCCATCCTGTTTGAAGACATTTGCAATAGTAAGCACATTTACCAGGATGTTGTTTATGAGTGGCCGGGGGGCAACCCTTCAGGTAACCCTCTTACCACGATATTGAACACTTTCAATAATAATGTGCTTTTGAGGTATGCAGGATTGCTGTGTCATGACGAGTATGAGTATGGGCGTGGTCTGCACATCGTTTCTGACGATGCCAAGATTAGCTCGATCCTTAATCAGATGGAGCACCAAGCTTATTTCGTTGCCTATGGTGATGACAATTTGGTGTCAGTTGGCAAGGATATGCGCCTGTGGTACAACCAGCATTCCCTTACGCGTGCATTCGACAAGATTGGTTTTACGTACACCTCCGAGGCCAAGGATGGTCTCGAGGTGGA